TTAGTTCATCATTATTTAAAAGAATGATATGACACATTTCTTTTATATCACTGGCAGTTATATAAGAATCTTCACTTACTACACCAAGATGTCTATAAGGACTTTTGATATCATTAAAACCTTGCCATAATCCATTCATAACTTTATTTACATCTTCATCTATTAATTTATATTGATTAAATTTGGTAAACATATCCCAAAGGTTTGTATTTTTTAAATCTTCTTCTGTTTTTATATTACGTAAATATTCAACCATATCTTTTTCTAAATTCATAACTATATCTCCTTTTATTTTATATCATATTCTTTGCAATAAATATAAAGTCCTGTTAATAAATTCATCTCATTAATATAATCACTAATATCATCTATATATTTCTTATAATCTGCTTTAAGTGACTCAAAATCATAATATTCTTGCATAGCATTAGACTCAACTATATCTATAATATAAGATAGTAAATTCTCATCTTTAACACGTTCAATTAATTCATTGTGTATCTCTTCAAATAGTTCTTTATTATTATAATCAGACCATCCATTTATAAACCTAGTTGATAGTAACAAATGATTATTAATAATGCCTATCATCTCTTTGTACCTTTTAGATGTTATCATAGTTCCTCCTTTTCGGTAATAAAAAGACTGAGGATTTTACTCCTCAGTCATTATATCTTTAATACTTTTTATTACTGTCATACCTTTGTACATATCTTTCATAGTAGTACCCATTCTCATTATATTATACCCAACTGGTAAAGAAGTAGTTCCTTCATCCTTTTCTTCTATATAAGAGACATTATATGTTGAATTAATTGTATCAACTTCAATTATAACATCATCTATAGTTAATTTAATTACATTAACTTGCTCATATGAAGATAGTTCAAATGTATCTAACACTTTTTCTAAATCATTTAAGAACTCAAGTCTACTATTATATTTATCAAAACTAAATATAGTTTTATATACAGCAACCACAGCACTGTAATCCATTCCATTTATTCTATCTGTATATGTTCCAGATATAGAAAACGAATCACTTTTACTTGCATATTCACTAAGTTGAAGTTTTAAAGCACTTAGGAAATTAAGTTTCTTAGTTCCTCTTAGTTTTTCTGCAGGATATGAGTAATATCTTGTACTATAGTTAGTAATTAGAAAATCTACAACTGCCTCTCTGTCTTTATTTGTTATCATTTTGTTTCCTCCTTAATACGTTTCAATGGATTTCTCCCTGTCAAATCTATGTTATTCTGCTACATCATAAGTATTTTCATCTTCTGGTTCTCTACTTATAAATAAATAAATTTTATTATAAGGAATATTAACTTCAACTGTTCCACAATTTAAAGTATCTACTTTCTCTTTTATATATTCTTCTTTAAGAACTACATCGTATACTATATGATACTTGCCTTTTTCTTTGTAGAATACTATATCTAGATTACTTCTATCTTCAATAATATCACTTATATCACTATGTACGAGATACTTATCATAAACCATAACTGTATCATAAACACCTTCTTTTACAAACTTATCATCTGGTGACAACCATGGATTATAAGTAACTCCATGAATTTCATAATGTGAATACATTCTTTTAAATCTAACAGCTTCGTTAAAGATAAATCTTATCATAGCAACTGCATCATTTATAAATATATCTAAGTTATCATCATTACAAAATGGTGATTTTATTGTAACTTTTCTAGTACCAACTGTTTTCCACACCTTTACACCATCTATTTCAACTTCTCCAGGGTCATAAAACGTTATCTCAACAAACTCTTTTCCATCTCTATAATTTCTAAGCTTCCACTTAAGCTGTTCAAATATACTTAAAATAACTCTTATTTCCGTAGTATTAGTTAACTTACTTTTTAAATCCTCTTCTATTAATGTAAATAATCTAATATCCTCTATCATTTTGTCTCCTCCTTAACTTTATCCATTATCATCTTCATTTCAAATTTATTTTTACCACTAAGGTATTCATTTATTGCTTTGTTACACTCATCTACTGATGTAGTATCTCCAGTTTCTTCAAACTCATCTCTTAAACTCATAATACCTTTTATAAAATCAACACCACTTCTTATATAATCTGGAAGTATTGAGAATTGATATTTTGATTCTTCTTCCTTCTTTTCTTCTGATTTAATAATAGCATTTTTGTCTATAAATAGCTTTATTTGAAAATAATTTACTTCTATTGCAATAGGTTCAATTTTACCTGTTTCTAGATTACGTTCATGTAAGAGTTTACCATCTGTTGATTTAAGAAGTAACACATCATATATAGGATATTCTTTAGATTTTCTTCTGTAAATAGTTTCAGTAAAATTAAGTATATCTTTAATTACTGCAATTATATCATTTGTATCTGCTCTAAATTCTATAATTTCAATTGTATTTGAATTATCTAACACTACTTTATCATCTGGATTCATCCAAGGACAGTATTTAACACCATCTATAATATAATGAGCATACATCTTTTTATCCTTAACACTCATATCATAAATAAAGTTAATAAACTCAATTGCTATTTTTATAAATGTAGTAATCTCATCTATTTTACTATAAAATGGTGACTTAACAGTATATTTACTTAATTTATCAGAAACCCAAACAAGTATTCCATCAGAATTAGGTTTTTGTACAGAATCCAGAATACTTACATCTATATATTCATTATCATTTCTATAATAAGCAAGTTTCCATTTAAGTTGCTCAAATATAGTCATTTTAACTCTGTACTCTGTTCTAGTATCAAGTGTGTTAGTTTCTGACAGAATACTAGATATCACCTCAAAACTTTTTTCAATAGTCTCTCTTTTAAACATTATATTACTCTCCTTTTCTAATTAAACACAACATTTTCTTCTCCAGAATCTGCATTTTGAAATATGTCAAGTATATTACTATGAATCTCTTCTGATATATAACCCTTTTCAAAACAGAAACTTAAAGCTTCTTTAATCAAAACCTTTCCTTCATCAGAGTTATCAGTGTACATATCCTTTATATAATCGTCTGCAAGTTCTCTACCGTATAGAAACTCACCTTCTTTATACATATAATTTGCTTTAAACATATAGTTTATAATATGAAATCCAGCTGATATAAACTCATCATACTCTTTGTGAGTCTTAGATGCATCAAGATCTTTATCTATATAAACTTGATAACCAAACAGACTAAATGCATATGTATGAAGAAATCTTGCAGTTGTGTATGTAGTCTCTAACATATCAACTATAAATCCTAAGTTACCACTTAGTTCTTCTTTATTAGCATGATATTGGTCATATATGTAGTCAGCTCTACTGTTTAGTGTAGCAGAATACTCCATAATAGAATCTATCGAGAATTCATTATCTTCAACGTCAAACATTAATTCAAGTTTATTAAAATATGCATTCTTAGCAGCCTGTTCATACTTAACTCTATCAAATTGTGGATGAACCTTTTCTATTGCTGGATAGATATTATTAAGTATTCTACCCTTAAGCACTGTATATTGAACTAATGTGTTTAATGAAGCTATTATATTAGGAACTTTTGGTAGATACACAAACTCCTTTCTCATAAGCTCCAGTAAATCTTTAAATCTGTCTTCTGCTGACATATTATTCCTCCTTTATTTTCCTTTAATCAATAGTATTAACTTCCATTATTATTTAACTAACTGATATTCAGTCATTCCGTGTATATTTGATTTCCCCAATACTTTAAATCCAAGCTTTTCATATAAAGCTATTGCAGGTTTATTAAAATCACCCACAAGTACTGTAACTTTATCTTCTTTAGTATTTTCAATTACTTTTCTTAAAAGAGCTTCAGCTACTCCATTCTTTCTAGAATCTTTATCTACATAAAGTGATACTACATATTCTCCTTTATCAACATCTTTTCTATGAGCTATAAATCCTCTATACAAACCAGTATCTAGATAAAGAAGTGCATTAACATTTTTATCATCATAATAACTTCTTATATCATATACAAATCTTCCTAGATTTCTAGGATGTACTCCCTGTGCTTCTTCAGATACACCATTTTCTAAATGTATTCTAAATAAATCATATTCAGCAAGTAGTATGTATGAATAAGCTTCTTTCTTATCACTCTCTTTCATATTTCTAAAATCATATATCTCTGCATCTCTTGATAATCTACCTTTAAAATTCATTGCTTACTCACCTTTTATCCTTTCAATATAAAATTTATATACAGCAGCAGTTCTTTCTTTATTAACCCCCATTACAGCAGTAAATACAGGTTTACAGTATTCACCTATTCTAGTTATTACATCTTCATAGAAATCCCAATTTTTACTCTTGTCACTGTAAGGAACACTTTCTACCATATCTGCCTCTATATCATCTGTCAACCAGTTACATATATCTATAGCTCCAGAACTAAGTTTTATTTTAAAATTATTAATAGATATAAATTCAACTGGTCTAAGTCTAGGAAGTACTATAAGTTCCTTTATACTTTCTAAAAATTTTGTATATATTTTATTATAAGTACTAGAATCATTATTTAAATAGAATGGATTTATTATGTTACATACTGTATTAGTATTAATATCTGTTCTTACTTTAATGTACTCACCCTCAGTTATTCCAAATATAAACATATCTTTAAATAACTGACTCAAAACTACTACTAACTCAGCCTCTGAAATTGGTTCATTCACAGTTTTATTTAAAACATGTTCTTTTTCATACTTTTTAAACCATTCAAGTTTAGATTTTGCTTGTTTAATGTACTCTTCTTTAAATACATCGTAAAATTCTCTTTTCATAATTCGTTATTCATTCTCCTTTTCATAAACATAATATGTATCATAACCATCACCTGTTGAATTACGAGCTACCATCTTAAAAAGCGGATATTTTAAACCACAATCAAGTCTAAACTTATCAACATGTGCATTTAAAAATGATTCATTAATTTCTGCAAGCTTAACACCATAGTTACCATTTGGAAAGTTAACTATGTATACACCATTTGGATTTCCTATTTTAATATAGATATCGTCATCATAAACAAGTGTATCAAATACATTTATATCTAAGTTCCTGACCATACAATAACTATTAATCTGATTATATAACTTCTTTACAGCTAGAAAGAAGTTTCCAACTTTTGACTTTACATCAAATATTCTTTCATAATCATTAAATATAGACCTTACTGTTACAAGATTTTTAGTAGTAAATTCTTTCTTAATACTTGGGTCAGATGAAACTATCTTCAATTTTATAAATTTACCATACTCTTTATGTCTTCCATAAAGAAATGACCATGTAAGAGATGTATGTATCTTTACTAAATACTGAGATTCATCATAAGTAAATCCAGGATGAGTATTAGTTATAAGCATATCTCTAAACCTATACCAGTACATAGACTTCATCCTATTTTTAAGAATGAAGTCATCTTCCTTTTTATCATAATCTTTTGCTTTTGTATCCATAACTTTTAGTTTTTCAGCCACTTTTTTAAATCCATCTAAGAACATAATGTATCACACTGCCTTATTATAACAGTTTCAATATCACTTGTAGTTTTGTGTATAAGTTCTCTTATTTTATAAGTATCTAGATTGTGTGATATATAGTATCTATACTGAGAACTTAGATAATGTAGCTTACCTTTTAATTTCAGTATTTCACTTCTAAAATACCTATAACGTATTTTATGTAACCATGCATCAATTATCTCAAATGTGTAATTCATTTCATATAGTGTAGATTCATGTGTCATTAATCTACATTTTAATTCTTTTATTTTCAAATTAATCAGCCTCCGATTCAATAATACCTATATCAAATCTATTCAAAAAGTTACTTAAACCAACATTAGCCATAAGATTACTTAACATAGGCATATTATCACTCATAAAATAATCAGGGAACCCACATACATTATTAATACCAATCCTACACATATGAGTCATATGTATCCATAACTGACTTCCTATAACTATGTATCTTCTATTACGAACCCCCATATACTCACGTAACATTCTGTGTGCGTAATCATCAGCATAGAAAGGATGTCTAAGTTCATAATCTAAACCTCTCCATGATTCATATGTTCCTAGTAATGCATCTATATAGTTTTTAAATCCATTATAGAGTTTAACTAATGATTTTGTACTACTCTTCAACTCTAACATAATACCAATTATTTCATGTATATAGTTGAAATCAAAAGAGTTATATTTTCTTATAAAAAACATATCTCTATACTCAGTAATATCATTAGCCTTTATAAACTCAAAGTACTCATCAGCTACTTCTGTTAAATTAGGACCGTTAGCTGAATCAAGCCAATAATCAATTTCTGTATTTCGGATAAATGTATCTACATAGTATCTCCACTGAATATAAATAGCATTCTTTTTAAAATCAATCATTATTTCACCTTCTTTAATTTATTATAACCATAATTCTATAATTCTTTTTCATATTCATATGACCAACTATCTGATGATTGACATGAAGATTTTCTATAACCACAAAACTCATATAGATTTATTGCTTCTTCGTTTACTTTTGCTACATCTAAATATATTTTATTTCGTTTAACCTTTTTAGCATCTTCTTCTACTTTATAAAGTAAAAGTTTAGCAAACCCCATTCTTCTTGCTTCGGTATTAACATAGAGTTGGCTTATATAGACAGTATTCTCATCTATGCCATCTTTTTTAAATATAACATATCCACAAAATTTATCTCTGAATTTTAGTACATAGATGTAAGTATCATTTCTATTGCTCATATACTTTATATCTTCTATATAGAAATTACTTTGATTATACTCCAAATGCTCTACATAATGTTTTATATTTGCTTTTATATGATATTCATAAAATTTATACTCAGCTAACACTAAGTACCCAAAAGCTGTAGCTGTGTCAAGTTCAGTACTTTTAAATTCTTGTGGATACCTAAGTATTTCAATTTCTTCCATTTAAATTACCTCCTATAATATATTTTATTATTTATTAAAACACATTAAGTATATTACTTACTGTATAGTTCTTAGATTTATTCTTAGTTATACAGATTCCAATTCCATAAATCATAGATGATATTAAATGCTCTACTTCTAAAGCAGATTCAACGTCAACCATTTCAAAGTTATTAATTCCTATCCAAGCTGGACATTCAACTAAATCAACAGGAATAGCAATTCTTGTAACTTCTTTAATAATTTCGTCATCTATTTCTCCTACACTTCTACCAAAAATACGCTCTAGAATCGCTTTAAATGGCTCTATTTTTGAATCTTTTAGTTCTTTTGTGTATTTATACCACAAGTCTTCATTATAGACCGTTTTATCGTATTTTGTAGCATCATGTAAGAATTTATTAAATGCCTCTGAAGTAGCATCATCCATTTCCTCTGGTAGATATTTATTGATTTTCTTATCTATCTTTTCCATATCAAGTCCATCTTCCCAAAGTTCAGCTATTTCAATTATGCTATTTGTAACCTTAAACTTATATAAATCTTCACAAAACTTTTTCATAACTTCATACACTTTTGTGTGTTTACATTTAAGTATATCTAATATTTCTTTATTTAGCTTTATCCTTATACAACCAAAAGCTCCAGGTATTCTTATTTGATTTTCATTATCTGCCATCATATTCCAAAGTCTTACAGCTTTACTTCTATAGTCTCCATAACGACTATCTTCTTTAATTTTAAGTTTTGTATTCTTATTAAGTACATAGTCTTCACTTTCTATATTCCTTATGTTTTCTTCTGTAACATTAAATACATGATTTAAAAGTCCATTATAATCTATATCTTGAGGAAGCTTCATAATAAAGTTCTTAAGAATACTGTCTGTTGAATCAGCACTTTCAGGATTTGTATCACTTTTTATATATTTAAGTCCACGTACTTCCATCTTCTTTTTAGTACTCCACATATAGTCTTTTATAAGTGATATAAAGCTATATTGCTTTTTAGATACTGTAAGCTGAAGATGTTGCATTACATGTTCCATTTCAAGCTCAACAAAGTGTCTATCCTCTTCTTCAACACCTACGAGTTCTGTATAAATAGAAAATACCTTAGATATAAGTCCAAGTGCACATATACCTATAAGCTCAGGAATTACACCATATACCATAACTTCATCATCTTTATCTATATATTTAGAAAAGTTTCCATATATAAGTCTTCTTGCTTCTCTAAATACAGTTGATACAGTTGAATCTGTGTCTATTGTAACTATTCTATCTCTGTGCATAGAAGATATAATATCTACTGTTGTATCTTGATATGTTCCTTCTATGAAATCAGAACCAAAATAGAAGTTTCCATACATCAAATCTTGTGCCATAGTTTTAAGCATATTAAATTCATCTTTAAATAAAGGATTTTTTGGATTAAGTGCATATGTTGCAAGAAGTAAATCTCTATTTATAAACTCATCTACATTTTCTTTAAGTATTGGAGATACTTTATTATCTTCTATGCTAAATTTACCTATAAGATAATCTTTATCATCTGTATTAATCTTTTCTTTAGTACATTTAGAAAGTATTGATATAAACACCTCTTTAACTTCAGGTACTTCAACCCATGCCATAAAGTTATTTCTTAAATATAGAACAGATTTCTCATCTTTTCTAAGTTCTTTAATTTTGGATAATAAAAATGACTTAGCATAGTATCCTTCGTAATGTCTACCAAGCATATTTCTTAAAACGTCATCGTCAGTAACTTCAGGAAGGGTGTACTTCCTTGTTACTTTATTAAAGTCCTTATTACTTTCTTCTATTATTTTATTATGTGCAGAGATTGTATAGTATCTAAAGTCTCCTCCAAAACACTCCATTACCATAGACGCTACTGCTGTTATATTTCTTGCTCCAGTTGTAACAGTATCGGCAACTTCTTTATTAAATAAAAAAGAACCCTTGTAACCATAAAGTCCGTAGCAGTAGTTAAGGAATCCCTTAACAACCTGCTCTATGTTTGCATGTGTACTAGATGCTACTTCATTTCCTACCGCTGCATTCACATTCTTTTCACGTTTTTCTTTTTGTCTTTTATTACTTGTATTATCAATAACAGAAGAGTTTGGAGCTCTTTTTATAGATGCTTTTGTAAAAAGAACTCCATTCTCATTAATAGTACAAGTTTTAGGCAAAACAAAGAATGCTTTAGTTGTATCAATACGCTTATTTTGATAGTTATCAGTATTAAGTATATTGATTTCTGTATCAACAAAGTTCTCATCATATATCTTTTCAAGTTTCTCATGGTCAGATTCTTTTAAAGATAAGGCATTTATAACTCCGTCAATCCAGAATTCTTTAAAATTTGTACATTCTTGTTGCATTATACTCTCCTTTATAACTTAAACATATAACTAAATTTATATAACATCCACTCAACCTTACCCATTGCTGGAAATTTAGTGAATTTGCTATCCATATAAGTTGTGTATTTATTTGAGTAAGCACTTATATAAATATCATAAAAGAAATTTCCCATATCCAATAAGTTATCTCTTTCAATTAAACCTATTTCTCCTTTTTTCTCTGCATCTTTAACTTTATAGTCAATATTTCTTTTAAGAGTTTTAATTCCTGCTCTAATAGCTGGATATACATCAACTGGAAGATATCTGCAAGTATGCAATTTTACTTCTTCATAAAACGCATTAACATACTTATACATATATTCTTTCATAACAGGTAGTTCCAATTTATGATTATAGATACCAGCTATAGTATCAAGTATAGATTCAAATTTACTCTTTCTATTCTCTTGTACTACAACTACCTCACAAATATGTCTTATTATGTGTTTCTTTGCTATGGTTTCACTTGAGTGATGATACATTTCTTTATCATTTAGTAACTTGTATTTATATACACTAGTTGATGTAAGATATTTCCAAATAATTTCAAAATCATTAAAGAATTTTAGAATATTATCTATTTTTTCTCTGCTTATTTGGTAGTCTGGTATTTTGTACCCCTTTAATAGAGTTTCGATTATTGCAGTTTTATAACCTGAGAACTTATTCATCATTATCACCTCCTAATTCATCTACTTTTGATTTAATCCAATACTTAAGCCAAAGGTCTCCTACTTCTTTAGAAAGACAATGAAGCTCTTTCATGTAATCAATTATTTTAGAAGTTCTATCATACAAATGATAGCAGTATTCTTGCGGCTCCATTTCATAGTCTATTTCTAAATTAGACGCTTCTTGATAACGTCTTCTTAGGTAGATGAGTCTTTGGTTGCACATATTGATATCGTACTTTATTCTATCATAATTCTTAGTCATCAATTCATTTATTTTATCTTGTAAATTTTCTATAATATAATCAATCGTTTGTGTTTTCATACTTTCCTCCTGTTAATTTAATAATATCTCTCATAGTTCTTTCAACTAAACTTATAGCTTTATTTACATATTCAAAATAATTAGCTGTATTATAGTTCATCATAGTTTCAGTAAAGTCTTTTATTCTATCTACTTCACTATGATTTACCTTTTTAATATCCTTTATAACCTTATGTACTAAATCACAAGTACAATCTTTCTCTTGTCCTAATATTGAATATAACTTGTAAATATATTCATGTAAATCATCAAACTTCTTTTTAGCTTTTCCAGTAAGTTCAACTTTGTTATATCTTTCTACAAAAGAGTACGATTCCTCAAGTATATTTTCTATAAACATAAATGTTAAAGTTTTATATCTAGGTTTAATCTTCTGAAACATCGTTCCCTCCTTTATACACTTTAAGTATTTCCTTTTTAGTTATTTCTTCCATAAGTTTACTCATTTCATATACTTCTCTCATTTCTCTATTGTGTAAAGTGTTACTAACTGTAGATAAATACTCTCTGATACCGTAGTAATAATACATTAATCCTCCGATACCATTTTCTAACATATCAGTTAGTTCATGTATTGATAGACTATCAGCATGTTTCATATTTAATTCCATTTTTAATTCAATATCCTCTATTTCATTTAGTGTTGCAATTAAACTTCTTTCATATTCATCTATCTTCTTAATATAATCTTCATCATCTCTATATTTATATTTATGTATTTTAATAGCTTTAACTACATTTCTTACACCAATACCTATAAAATTACTCATTTTTTATAACCCCACAATCCATAAGTAGCATTAGTTTTAACTCTGTTAAGGGTATGTTCGACACCTCTTAAAAATTCTATTAAATCCTTTTCAATACCAACCATTTCATCAAACTTCTTATCAATCTCAATCTTATTAAGTTTATATATTTCTATTTGTGAGTTCATATCACCTAAATGTTCTTCATAGTATCTCATTATTTCTTGCTTCTTTTTAAGAATTTTATCAATTTCTGAAGATATATAAGCCTTGTCATCTTGTTTCAAATTAAGATCATCTATTATATTATCAAACACAAGCTTAGTTGCCGTAGTATACCCATTTAAATATGGTGCTAATATTGCTGGTTTATCTTTTATATTTTTCATATTATTTTCCTCCTATAAATTTAAATTTTATTTCATTTTTTAAAAACTCCATTTTGTAAACATAAACTAAATCATCATTTACAACTGAGTGAACTTCTAGATATCCACTTTTGCAGAAATCTATTGACTTTTTAATTCTATTAAATGCCTCTATTGTAAGGTCATTTTGTGAACTTGTTATAATGATGTGGTCATCACCTTGTAGTGGAACATAATTAAGCCTATCATTATCACTGCTCATTTCAATAAGTTCATTAAAGATACAATCCATTACTTTAGAAAACTCATCATCTGATAAGTTGCCATTGTAGATAGCAATACTTACTCCTTTTTTAAATACACAATTATCCATAATAAATACCTCCTGATATAATTTATTGACTTAATGTCGATTTATAATATGTAATTAATGGCTTTTATAAGAAAAGTGTATAAAATCATACATAAATCTAGCTGAACGTATACTTTGATGGTAATCTGATATATACTCAAGTATCTTATTAAATAATTTATCGAATTCATTATACATTTCAAGAATCTTGTACTTGTTATTTATAAAATATTCTTTAAGTACTTTATCTTTATTTGTAACTGGATAGTAAGATATAATGACATTTCCTAACTCACTAAGCTTTTCAATATCTTTAATTATAGTAGTCCATAATTGAGTGATTGTACTTCTAGTAAATTCTTTAAGTTCCATATGTTCATAACTTACCTTTTGTGGTGGTGTAAGTTTGTTTAATTTAGTATTTGCTATATTAATTTTACTCTTAATAAGACACGGTAAAACATAACCTGTATTCATATTTACCTCCATTTTCTTTTTTCATTTTACTTAGTATTGATTTCAAAAATTGCGGAATAAAAAAGTAGAGACCCTCTATAAGACTTTTACATCTTATAGAGGTTGTATTTAATCTCTTTTTACTACAACAGATATATTTAAGCAGGATTATAATACATTACTTGTTGTTATCTCTTAGATAAAGATTCATGTAGTTTTTTATTTTCAATATAAGTATCTTCTACATATTTTAATATAAATTCATATATATCAGTTATTACATCATATATTGAGTCAGTTTTTAATATTAATATATTAGGTATCTGAATACCATTCTCTTTACAGAAATTTACTATAAGATACTTATCATCTGATGTCATATCTGTATCAACCCATTGTAAATAATCATCTATAACAGCTTTAGATTTATCGTACTTTACAGAATTTAATAAGTCTTCACCCGATATTAACATATAATAAGCTCCTGTAAAAAGTGGATATACAAATCTATAAATAAACATTTTCATCTTCAAAGACATTTCATATTTATTTTCAAACTTACTCACATCTGGAAGTCTAAGTTCAAAATCCATCCCACAATTAGGGTCATTAAATCCTAGCACTAATCTTTCAATTATTTTCATTATTCCTCCTATGGTATATACTCAAATTCCAATTCTATAAATGATTTTCCAAATTCATAATCAGCATATAACTTCTTACTTATTCCTGAAACATATGATAAAGGAAATTTAGCCTCACTAAAGCTCTTTTTATCCCATTCAAACTCCTCTTCATCTATATTTATATCAACAGTTGATGTTTTATATCCTTTGAGTTTTTCTTTGTCTTCTGCTTTAGCATCTATATCACTAACTAAATGTAACTCACTTTTAAGTATTTTAGTCTTTTTAACTTTAACTACCCAAGCATTAGTGTCTTTCCAATCATCTCTTAAAGGGTCAGCCTTGCCTTTCATCCATTCACGAAACTTCTCTTGAAAGAACTGTATTATAAGACTTCTAAATAAATCATGCCTTACTTGTGATACTATTTCACTTGGTTCTTGAGAAGCTTCTTCAAATTTAGTCATTAATTCCTCCTCATCTTCTTTACTAAGCTCAACTTTATACTTAGTAGGTTTAGATGGAGTAGGAATAGTACTTATAAACGGATTATTCATATTATCACTTCCTATCCCATAATTTTACTAAACTAAAACTTGCAACTGGAGTTTTACCTTCATCTGCAATATATGCTTTTCTAAAATCATCATATATCTTTTGATTTTCAGGTGTAAAAAGTATTGATTTACCAACATTTATCATTTTCTTAACTCTGTAATCATCTTTCATTCCACTATCTATTATAAGTTGATATAAAAGTACATCAATCCAGAAATAATCAGATATAAGAAATGTCTCAACTCCTAAATCTCCAGTACAGAAAAAGTCTAAATAATTACTTATTCCTTCTTTTGTATCATTAAATGTTTTAATATTACTTCCAAATATATTCCTAAGTATTCTCTCATCATCAATTAAGTTATCTTTCATTATAAAAAAATAATTATTCTCATCAGAGATTATACTCTCAGCATTCAAGTTTACGCTACTTGGTATAGTAGCGTAACTCAAATTCTTGTAATGTTTAATAAGAAATCTTAACTCATCTGCAAATAGAATAGAAGGTTTAAAGTAAATAAAGTTATTTTTAATATCTTGTGGCATAAACATACCACCTTCCTTAGGCATAAGAGATATCCTATTCATAGAATCAACTCTTATAGTATAAGGTGTAATAAGTGAATGCTCTAGTTTTTCAACTATAGAAGTTAAAAGATTATCAAAATCCTGACTCTTTATACGTCTTGCATTATCTGACAAGATATCAAGACACCATAAATCATAACTAAACACCACATTATTAACAGTAGATACTATACTACTTTTTACTCTTAGTTCGTCCATTCGTTATAAACCTCCTTAAAGTTAAGATAGAAAAACTCATCTAGTGCATGTCTTATTCTTTCAAATGATATTCTTGTAGCAATTCTGTTATATGTTTCATCATCAAATATGCTCTTAGTATCACGTCTACAACTAAATCCAGCAGCATTTTTATGTCCACCACCAGATAAACCATAGGTTTCACCAATATATCTTGCAATTTGAGGAGATTCAACCTCTGTTACATGATAACCAGTATACACAGTTCCACCTGTTTTATGAAATGTTATAACGATATCTACATCTTTATACTCTTCCATAATCTTTTCTTTTATATTTGATGCAAATTTCCATTCAGCTGGAACAAGAGCTATTTTAAACATCTTTTCTAAAATACCACTTGTAGTTGAATCTCTGAAGTAATTTACAAATCCAGTTAAAGGGTGATTCTTAGCTTCATTATAGGCAACTTCTACAAGTTCTTTATATTTTCTGTCACAGTCATTAACCCAACTATAAACAGAATCAGAATTTAAACTTACTCCAGAATCTATAAAAGCTACAAGTATTCTAAGTAATTCAACATTATCATCAACTACTTTATCAACTGTACCCCATTTTTGACCTCTATACCATTGAGCATCTCCAGGTTTATATCTTTGTTTCCATAAGAAAGTATCCCAAAGATTAACATTGTATGACCATGCTCTTAGATTTCTTTCATAAAGTTGAACTTGCCATAGCTCAGCTTCACTATCTAACCTTTTCATACATGCTCCATAACTTATAGTTGCTCCACAATGTTCTATATCAGTTAAAACTTGATAATCAGCTAGTCTATCTTCACCTATAACAGCAACTATTTCATCTCTAGTTCTAACATTTCCAGAATGATGGTCATACCAACTAAATTTAACATTATCTGGATAGTCTGCTTCATTAAACGTCTTTAAGTCTAAAAACATTCTGTCTGTTATGACTACTTCTATATCTACTATATAAGGAATATCCTTATATCTGTCTAAAACCTCTTTAACTGCATACTTACATATCATTGAAGTCTCTTCCTCACGAGATGTTCTTTCCATGTAGACATCATAGTTAATCTTTATAGTCTCAGCATACATCATCATATTAAGTGCTGATGTAACCCCATCTAAGTCAGAATGAGATACTATTATAAGATGCTTAGGATTTCTGTACACAACACCACTGTCATCAAACCCTCTAACAGCTAAATACTTTCTTTCATCTTTCCAAAAGTCTCCATTTTCATCAACTTTTGCATTCCAATTTCTTCTCATTATAATTCCTCCTACTAAAATATTTATTGTGTCTATTAGACATATTATTATATGTAATTCTTTACTTAATAGTTTCTGCTGGTATTAGTGAGTATCTTTCTCTTAATTTCTGTATCATATATCTATCATATGATTTGATACTGCTTACTTTACTAAATAAGAATCTGTCTCTTAAGTCAAAGTTATTCTCTTTTGCAAGTTTATAGAAATCAAGATACACATCTATCATAGATTTAGTTGCATAGCAATTTTCTATACTTATAAATAACTTATGAAAAGTACCTTTATTTAAAGCATTAATACTAATCGCTCTGTCAACTTCATCTGGGTCAAAATCATATTTATCAATCATAAACTTTCTAAATTTCTTAAATCCTACATTCTTAGTTACACATATAAGCTTATATGTTGGCTTGTATTTAGCATTATATAATTTTATAACATCATTAAAATATCTTATATCAGAACTATTATATTCTCCTCTTTTCATAAATAAACTCCCTACCTTGATTTAATGTATTTGTAGAAGTTAGAACCTTTACGACTAGACTTCTTCTCTTTTTCAATATTTTTAGCTTCAACACTGTCTTTTCTATACCCATTTAAATAGTTACTAGCATATTCTTCTGGTATGTCAACACCATATTGATGAATAAATCCGTCTGTAAATAGATTTTCACGTTTACGTTTATTATAAGTATCTATAGTCTGAGTAAAACTCATATCAACTGGGTACACTACATGACCCAAATCTCCTCCAACTCTACCAACTCTTGATAAAGTTTGAGTTATCTCAGACCTTGCAAATGTAAACTCTAGTAAAACTATAACTCTTATGTGTTTATCGTCATAACCTCTACCTATTTTTTGTGTAGTAGAAACTATAAATTTCTTATTCTTATTTTCTTCATTCTCTTTTAAACTTTTACTACTATTAACTATACCTATATCATCTTCATCTATACCAAATCTTTCATGAAGTTTATTTGCAACTATCTCACAGTTTTCAATTCTACCTACGAAAAATACTATTCTTCCTTCTTCACTAAGCATCTTCTTCATAAGAGAATCATCTTTAATATACATTTTATCCATAATAAAATCTAAGAATATATCTTTACGAGCAAATATATTATTATACTCTATCTTAAACATAGATTCATTCCAACCGCGAATCTTCATAAATTCCTTTCTAGTTGGATTCATCTTGCCTCTTATAAAGTATATGTTTTTATTTGCAGGTACTTTAACATCATCACCTAGATGCAATACATTCTTATAAATTATCTGAAATACTCTGTTATCTGTTTGTAAGTTCCTATAAGGTGTACCTGTAAGATATAGGTTATATTCAAAGTTAAAATATACTTCAAGTTTATATGTAGTAGACACATTTCTATCTACTTCGTCTATTACTTTCATTCTAAGATTCATTTTATTACAAATAATATCAGATATAGTCTCTATACCATATGTTTTAATTATACTCTCAAGCATAGCCTGAGTTAGAAATAAACCGTTTATTTTATCGTATTTAAGGTCCATTATATCAGAACCTTTCGATAAAACATACATTCCTTCTTTTCCTAAAATCTTACAAAAAGATTCATATCCTTGCTTTATTAAATCACTGTTATATACAATGAATATAAATTTACACTTGAGCTCATGTACTGTATGAGCTGCAAGATAAGTTTTACCTACGTTTTTGACTGACTATGTCTTTAAACTAATAATAGTTTACGAACCGTTTCGGGATAATCCCTACTCTACTCCCTATTAGATTTAAGATTTGCATAACTTAAACCTATTTCTTCCAAATTAGTTAAGTGCCTTACCTCATAGAAGTAGCCGTAATAAAAAGTATCCTATCCCAATAACACCATAAATATGATGCTATCGGGATTTGATATGACTACAACTCTAATTTTATGGGTTTCGATAGTCGATGGACACATATGTTTAGATATTATTTAGATTTTGTTACTACTGTAAGTACTACATCAGTTGCTGAAGTTAAAGAATTAAATTCACTTTGTTCTTTAGTACCTGTTACACCACCAGTTGCAATCCATTTAAGACCATCTCTTTGCTTAGTAGCTGCTTTTTCTGTTTTAATAGTAACTGTAGGCCAAGCTAGTCCTTTAAGACCAACTGGTCCTGTAGGTGAAGTTCCTGTAAGTTCTATTTCTTTAGAAGCTTGTCCATCCACTAATGCATCTTCTCCACCTTTGAATGTAACTTTAATCTTTTTATTTGCAGGTGTTGACGGTGCTCCTGATACTTTAGCTTTTATAACTTCTTTCATAGATTTGATTACAAATCCTGCTATAAGTTCTGGTTCAGTTTTAGATACAGACGATACATCTTTTGCAACCATAGAATCAACTGGAACTTTAGTTATAATAGTTTCATCAAATCCAGCTTTATTAAGTTCAAGTCTTAGATGTATTAAAACTTGTTGATTTTCACCTACATTTTGCCAGAACTTAGCAACTTCTGGTTTGCTAGATTCATTAGCTTTTTTAACTACTGCTTCAATAAACTTATTTATGTTATACATAACATTCCTCCTTTTTATATTAATTTTATTTGCAAATTTTATCTAAACATACTTTGTTGCTCAACACGTTCTTAGTTAATACATTTTTACTATATCAATAAGCTTTAACTTATTGCCATAAAGATATTACTATCATTTACTTAGTAGTATAACATTATAAACGAACGCTCCAAGCAATTAGATTCGTAAGGGCTTAGTACAACTTAACCCTGGGGCTAATGCAAGAATACATCTTCTATCTTCATTGAATAAAAAGTGACTGCTAAGTTTCTTAGCAAGTTCTTTTTGGTGTTCTAGTGGTGGATAAGCAAGATTATAACTTATTAAATCAACCAGTGGTATTTTAACTTGCTTATAATTATACCTAGTTCTAGTAACACTTTGTATTATATTCTTAGATATTTTAGGAATTCCTATAACTGTATCTTCACCACCATCTATTTCAAAGAATGCTTTAGGTATTTGTGCTTTTGTATTAAAGTCTATTATTGAAAGTTTTGACCTTAAATTCAAATATGCTCCGTTATCTAAAGTTGACTTTGGAATATAAAATGCAGTAGTTGTCTCTAGTATATCAAATATAGGAAACACCTCCTTATTATAGAAGAAAAAATAAAAGAAATATAGTCCCTGACTAAATATTTGTCAAGGACTATGCATGTTTATTTATTATTCATAAAAGCAAATAGTTCTGATAAACTAAATACTCTTAGTTCGTCTTTAGGACCACCTGTTTTAACCATAGGTTCTGCAGATGGAACCATTTTACCAGAATAGTCAGACAGAGTTCTATCAACTATCTCTAATACAGTAGTTGATTCTAATCTTCTCTTTTTACGTTTCTTTTTACTCATGTATAACTCCTCATCCAAGTATTAAATACTTTTTATATTTATTCATAAGTTCTTTACCAATCTTTCTTAACTTTGCCTTACTTCTTACACTTTTAACATGTAAATTAAGTTTAGATGTAATATCTTTAAGTTTAATCTTCTTTCTTCTTATCTTTTTTAATAACACTTCCAACACATCCTTTATCTGAGACAAGGTCAATTGACACAAGTCTCATTGATTTTAACACTCTTTCTCCATTTACTTCTTCATACTGACCAACTGCTCTTATTCCAAAGTTATGTGCAACATGTGTAAGTCCTTGTGCTATAAGATTATTAGTTACTTTAAAACTTCCATTCATAATTATTTCCCCTTTCTATTAGCTTTTATTATTCTAGTTTTTGCAGGATTAGAGTTCATTGTGTCCTTATTTATCTTTATTTTAGAATTCTCTCCTCTTAAAACCTTATTAGATTTCTTTGCCATTTAAAATCACATCCCTTTATTATTTTTATGGTAATTTTTAGCTTTTATAAGTCTTGCATGAAAATTATATTTACCACTTTCTAATTTATCAAATAATCTTTTACTAAATCCTACTTTTGCATACTCTCTACCCATATATCTTTTAATTGAAAAGTATAATAAGTTATCTAAAGCAGGGTCTGTCTCATGTTTTACTAAAACTCTGTGTGTTTGTGATGCCATAAAACTCATAATTGAGTTATATTTATCATTATTCTCTTCTGCAAACTTTCTAAGTCTGTCTCTGACTTCATCATTAAACTTAATTAGTTCACTAAGAGGTTTTCCAGTATTATTTACAGCATTTATTTTCATATAACCAACTAAAACTTTTGCCATATTTCTTTTAAGCATTCCAAATTTTGATAAAACTTTAAACTTCCTATTAACTTTCATAACTTTCTCCTTCTATAGTTGCAAGTTCTTCATCATCTAATACACTATTAAAATCATTCATCATCATATCTTTAGTAAAGTATCCATTTAATATATCATTAAATTCAGTATATAAACTTCCTTTTGCTGTATCTCTTCCTTCTGTAATACTATTATAGAATACATCTGTTTCTACAGGAGTTGCATTTTGCTTTGTAAGTTTAAATACCTTCTTAATATATCCATGAACCATACCTATACCAATGTTGCTTGATTTAGACGGACTTGTAATATCAGACCTTACATTTACATAATTAAATGTTTTACTATCTTCTGTTGCACGTTTGCTACTATCTTCACCATCTCTTAAAAGTATGTATATTAATGTTTCATATTGTATAAAATGGTCAAGTTTTATTCTTTCTTTCATAAACTTAAATAGGAACTTAACCATACCTTCAAAGTCAAGTGTTTTAATATACTCAGCATTTTCTTTAAAGAAATCATTATTTTGTCCACCAATAAGTTCATAGAATCTTTCAGCATTTGCTATAACAGAATCATTAGGAATGTCTATCTTATAACTTCCATCTTCACATTCAACTATGTTTTGACCTGTTTCAAATAGTTTTCCATCTACCCATAGTTCATTTTTATATCTTATAGGAAGACCATTTGCTGCTGTTTTAGTAGGTATATGTTTAAGCTCTACTTTATATTTCTTATTAAAGTAGATTCTATCAAATACCATTTTCTTAATATAAGGTGTAGTTTTTATAAACTCTTCTAAGTTCATATCTTTAATATCACCAAAACTTACAAGTATAGCCTTTATTATTGCAACTATAAAGTGCTTTATTGATATAACTCCTTGCACTATTTTGGCAACATCATCTATAATATAAGTTATATAGTTATTATAATGTATCTTATTATCTCTCATAAACTTATTAAAATGTCCAAAACAGTCAAGACATATATGGTCACCTTTACAAAAAGCTATACTTCTTATATTAATTTCTTTACCGATAAGGTCTTTCCTATCATAATCAACATACCCTATTATATTACCATTATCATCACAGTAATTCTTACCACGATAGAATATAAGTTCTGATTCTTTCTCTATCTTTATCTTCCAAGTTCTATGAGTACCACAATCATTAATAACTTCTCTTGTATCAGCTGAGTTAAGTCTTGCTGGTAGAAGTGCTGATATAACCTGTTTAAACACAGTTCCACCCTCTTTTATATCATTCTTACCAACAAATCTAGCTTTAATACCCATTTGGTCCATATGCATTATATCTTGCTTTTTCCGTAGTCCATTTATAAGAGGGTGTCTTATAGGTTCGTGTGCAATATAAGTATTAACTGCATCTGGCATCATACCATATGTAACAGCAAATGTTTGTACTTGAGCAAGATTTGCTTTAACTCCTGATGTAAAATAATATGTTAATGGGTCTATAAATATATCTCCAGACTCAAATAGTTTTGCAACATTTTTAATTTTACGGTCTATTTCCCAAGGTGTGTCAGTATCATTATAAACATCTTTATCTATAATATCACGGTAACGTTTATCATTAAGATAAGTATCTATATAACCAAGAAGTCCATGTTGCACTGTAACTATATCGTTTCCTATTATTGCAAGTCTATAGAATTGTGATTTTACTCTATCTAATATAAAAGGAATTGATATTTCTGGCATAAATAAATCTTTATCTCTTAAAAGTGCTCTTAAAACCTTAGTAGAGTACTCTTCAGGCATACCTTTTTCATAAGAAGTAGTAAAGAATAAATCTTTTCTTATGCCTTTTTCTCTTGATACTTTGTAACTATCAAACATAAGTTGCAAACATGCATTTACAAATATCTTAGATGCATTACCTTTTATATAAAATCCATCAAAGAATTCCATCATAAGGTCTTCCTTATTGGTTGCATCTTGTCTTATTCTTCTTGCAAGTTCTATTAAATGTTCTTTATTATCAAACTTAAATAATTCCATATTTACCAACTAATCTCCTTTATATCATAATCCACTTTAATAGTACTAAACTCTGGGTTAAAACGAGTTATCTGTCCCCATCCTGTTATATTACTTTGCTTTTTAAGATAATGTTTTATATCAGAACCCTCCTCTATGAAGTAAAAATCAGAGTTTCCATCATATAAAAAGTATTTATCTTTATGTATAAGTACAAATCCCTCAACTGTAGCTCCATATGTTTTAGTCTCAGACTCTGATTCATATAGTCCTTTTACATCCATGTCTATATAACCAAGATGTCCTTTTATATCTCTTTCTTTATAAAGTCTTACAAGTTTACCAGATGTAGGATGAAGTACTTTACCACAATATAAGTACTTAAATCTCTTTATATTATCTGTTCTTGTTGTATACTCCAAAGTATATCCCTTAGTTTTATCTCTTTTAAATATATAGTAACTATCATTACTAAATTCATACTCATTCGTATTACTTAGTAAAAACTTCCTATCTTTCATTCTAACTAAAGGTATACTTGGCAAACTTAGTTTAAATGCCATTAAAATCGCCTCCATACTTAACTAAAATATCATTCACTAGAACATATTGCTCATTTTCTTTTCCATAAAACTTATTATCTATTGGATTTATATTAAAACATGCATAAATAACAGGTGGCATACCTTCAGTAAATCTAACTACATTTTCTACAGTAAGAAGCTTAACCTTTTTAGTATCGTTATTCATTGCAAGTATTCTCATTCCAGGATATAGTTTATGTATCTTAATGCTTACAAATCTGTCTCTTGATATGATGTATTCTCTAAATTTATCAATACTATCTACATATGTAGGAACTCTAAATTCAAGTTTATTAGATGTTTGACTTTTAGTAATCTCACATGTAGCCTCGTCAAGACTAGTTGCTTTTCCTTCATAAAGTAAAACTTCATGGTTTGGTATACCAAAAAGTCTAACATCTTTATCTTCAACAAATTCAACCATATAAGATATATAAAGAGTCATTACTTTTATACTATCTGTAAACTCCCCTACGTGTGAGCCAAGTTGATTTACCCTAATGTCAGATAGTTTTAATACCTCAGGTTTAGGCATTTGTATGTGGTCAATTTTTATCATATCACCTCTTTTAGTTTTATCAAGCCAAGTACTAAGTAAATCTTTAGTAGAAACCTTTTCTCCATTATTAATACTAAGTTTGCTGTTGTCTAATTCAATTATAAACATTTTATTTCCTCCTTTTCTAATCAGTTATTTAAGTTTGATTCACCTTATTATATTTACTTAAGAAAAAATAAACAGGGAATTAACCCTGTTTATCTTAACTAGCAAGATGTTTACACTTATTCATAAGTTTAAGTGTTTCAAGTGCTATCTTAAGTGTTTGTACTTTATTATTTTCTTCTTTTTCCATTATTTTTTCTACTTTGTTTTTAAAATTAGTCTTATCTTTATTCTTCATCATCAATCACCTCTGCAACTTCTGCATCTTTATCCTCTATTAGAACTCTACTTGGTGTAGAATCATCTCTTTTTGAACTAAATGCAGCTCTAAGTTCAGCATCTTCTGCAAGTAGTGCTCCTAATCCAAATTTAACTATGTTATACCAAGGTGTTTTTGTAATATCGATATCTTTCTTTTCAACTCTTTTTTCATCATATGTCGCTAGTTCATTACAATATTTCTCATTCATATTAATAACCCCCTTAAAAATGTAAACTTCATCCTAGTTATAAATTCATTCTTCTCAATATCACTAAGTATACCTTTCTTCTCTTTCTTAATTAACATATTGCACTCTTTTATCAATTCATCAATTGACTCAACGTGTTCAGTAAGATTCTTTAACTTTAAATCATAATATTCATCAATGTCATTAACCTCTGCTACCTTTATACGTTTATATACTTCTATTCTTTTATTTCTTGACCTAACCTCCATTATTCCTCCTGTTTTAATTCTCCTTGATGTGCTCTTATTATAGATTCTCTATAAATGTTATAAAATAAAGTTAACCAATCAAAATTTTGTAAAGTATTTCTATTTATAAATTCTATCTCTTTTATTTTTAAACTAAAAGAAGACTCATATATAATTGCAGGTAAATTTCTTTTATTTTCTTTATCCATTTTTACCATCCTTTTCAAGCATATCTATTAATAAATTATTACTATTTATAAAGAACTCAAAGTCTTTATAAGTTTGACTTCTGAAGTGCTTTAACATATCAGTTCCTTTAACTATAGCTGATTCTATATATCTTCTAGTTACTATACACTCATCTGTACCAGTATAGTCCATTTTATCTTGAATACTTGATAGTTTTTGTAATATTACTCTTATTTTATAAGCAAAAGAATCTTCATTATAGTTTGGACTATACCCTCTATATAAACTATTAATTTCAAATAATATTGATTTAAATTTATTTATCTCTGGTTGTAATTTAGAGTAAATAGAATCTAATTCTGTTTTATAAATGCTATAGATGTAGTCAACCCAAATGTTATCTGGAATATCTTTCTTATGTCTTTTAAATGGTCCTCTATACATATCAATTAAGTTATTAATAACTAACTCTTGAGAATACAGTTTTTGACCAAGTTCTGAATTCTTTGGGTCTTTATACATAGAGCCTAATCTACCTTCTAAATAAAGATATCTTATTCTAGATATATGAATTCTTACATTCTCTAGTCTACTTATATCACAAACCTTGCCATAATCTTCAAATCTTTCTTTTTTAAAGAATTCTCCTGGTGTTCTGTAACTCATAACTATACCTCCTTATTAAAGATAACATAAATTTCTTCACATATAACTTTAAACTCTCTAAATCTTTCATTGTACTCAACTGAACACTTATCAAGGTATTCTTTATTTTTATTATACATTTCAATATTCTCTTCTTCTGTTAAAATCTCTTCTCCACCATATACTTCTAGTATATTATTTGTAGTTGCTGCAAGTTTATCTCTAAATTCATTAATTCTATCTGCTAGTTTATCTAAATACTCTTTAGTAACATCACTTCTTTTAGATAATAAGTTATGACTATTTATAAGTGTATTTCTAAGTATAAGAGATGTTTCAGCATAATCATCTGGACTTATATACTTACCTGTTTCTATAACACTTTCTTTACTCATTAAATAATTTAATGCAAATCCGCCATTTTCTTTCATTTTATTCCTCCTACATTATTTATTTTCTTTAGTTCTTTGTTTCTCCTCTTCGTCTAGCACTCTATTATAAATAGCATTACTGCAAAACTGTTCAAATGTAATACTCTTTCTTTTACATATTTCATTTATTCTTTCAATTAAATTATCGCTCAATACTATCCTGTTATTCATATTCCATGCTCCTTCCATTTCTTAATCCAATATAATATGTCTGGTTTATCGTTATATAGTCTCTCTAAATATTCTTCTTCAGTTTCATCTGAATGTTTAGTATTAGACGGATGTACACTAATAATATCTGGATTTAAATCATCTACAAACATAATCTCATCCTGTGTTCTAATTACTGTAATATGACCTGGACTTGGTCTTCTAAAATCTGTAAATCTTATTGTGAATTCATCATCGTCTTTATTAGTCAAATATCTCACCTCCTATGCGGAACAAATTAAAAACGAGTAGGTTTTACCCTACTCGTTTATTTTACTAACTTATTCCTATAACTATATCATTTGCTTGTAAATCTATTCCTTTAACTCCAAGTGCAGACCTAGATACAAGTTTTATAGTGCTTGTATCACAAACTAAGCTTTTACCCATCTTAGTATATATAAGGATAGATTCCTCACTTGTCTTTCTTACCATTGCAACTATTCTGTTATTATGTTTAGTTTGTGTACATTTAACTCCTGCTCCATTTCTATTCTGTACTTTAAACTCATCTGGATTACATCTTTTAATATAACCCGATTCTGTTACAAATACAACAGGAGTATTACCATCAACTCTACACATAGAACTTACAAAGTCTTTTTCATCTTTATCAAGTTTTATACCACTAACTCCTACAGCTCCAATTCCAGTAGGTTTAATTTCATTACTATCTATTCTTATACACATTCCATTATGTGTTGCAATGAGTATGTCTCTTTCTTTGGAGCTATCTGGAATTATAACTATATCAACTATCTTATCAGCACTGTCAACACCAATTAAGTTCTTTCCATTTGCATTAATCTTTTTAAGATTTTTAAGGTCTGTTGATTTTACCATTCCTTTAACAGAACAGCTAATAAGAGTTCCAAATTCATTATTATTTACAAATACAAGAACTATATTTTCACTGTCTCTAAGACTTAGTAAGTTTCTTGCAAGTGCTCCTCTTGCAAGTTTTGATACAGTATCAATCTCATAAGCTTTCTTAGTGTAAACCCTACCTTTAGAAGTTAAAAACACAAGTTGCTGTCTTGCTGTTACATTAAGAACTTGCTTTATTTCATCCCCTTCTAGTAAAGTTCCTACTGAGTTTCCTTTTCCTCCACGTCTTTGTTCTTTGTCAAGAGGTTCTGTACGTTTTATATAACCTTTTTGTGTCATTATAATAGTACATGGTTCATCAGGAATTGTATCCTCTTCTGTTATATCATCTCTTTTCTTTTGTATCTTTGTTTTACGTGTAAGATAAGGCTTTGCTTCTTTGATATTTCTTATATCTTCCCATTCCTTAATCATATACTCGTCTACATCTTTATTAGATTTAGTTCTTGTAAGTCTTGTAAGTGTTTTAATTCTTTCTTTTACATCTTTTTCCTCTTCTCTTGCATCACTCATATTAAGCTTTGTAAGTCTTGCAAGTTTAAGGTCTAGTATATACTGAGCTTGAGCTTCAGATAACTTAAAAGACTTCATAAGTTCTTCTCTTGCAGAAGATGTATCTTTTGCATTGCGAATAATCTTTACGGCTCTGTCTATATCTTTAGTAACTATAAATAAACCTTCAAGTATATGAAGTCTGTCTTCATTTTTCTTAAGTTCTATCATAAACTTATTATGAAGACAAGTTTCCCTAAAAGAAATAAATGAACTCATGATATCTTTTATATTAACTTTCTCTTTAAACTTACCATTCACAAGTAAGTTATGTAAAGGTTTTAGCACTTTCTCAAAAGGAGTTTTATGTATAAGAAGAGAAACTACTCTGTCTATAGTTTCTCCTTTTGCTAAATCTATACATATTCTAATACCACCTTTTTGAGTAGTCTCATCTCTTATGTCTTTTATATTGAGCTCCCCGTTATCAACTAATGTTCCAACAGCAATAGTTATATCTGGTATTTTAGTATTATAAGGAATAGAAGTAATAACTAGTCTTTCATTACCTTTACTATCCTTTTCTACTTTATATTCACCTCTTACTCTTACATATCCATCACCACTTGTATAACATCTTTTAAGTCCGTCTGTTCCATTTATAATACCCCCTAATGGAAAGTCAGGACCTTTTATTATTTCATACATAGCTTCTGTTGTAATACTTCTGTTTTTTATATATTCTATACATAAATTTATTACATCATTAAGGTTATGTGGTAAAAAAGATGCTGCAAATCCAACTCCTATACCAATGTTTCCATTTATTAATATATCTGGTAAAATTTCTGGAAAATAAAGAGGCATAAGTAAACTATCATCATAATTAGGAATATACTCTACAACATCTTTTGCTAAATCTTTAAGTATTATCTTTTCTGTATACCAATTTAATTTACACTCAGTATATCTTTTATCAGCCTCTTGGTCTGCTGAGATAGAACCAAAATTTCCATTTGGTGATATATAAGGTATATTCATAGAGAAATCTTGTGCCATATTTACAAGTGTTCCATATGCAGATGAGTCACCATGTGGATGATATTTACCTATGACTTCTCCGACTATTCTTGCAGATTTTACAAAAGGACCATTATAACTTACCTTTAAATCGTGCATAGCATATAAAACTGCAAGTGATGATGGCTTTTGATTATCTTCAATATTAGAAATTGCTCTTCCTTGTATAACCATTCTAGCATAGTCTATATAACTTTCAGAAAGGTCATCTATTATATCTTTCTCTTCTATAATTGCAGCCATCTTTTATCCTCCTATAATCATTTCTTTTCTCATTTTAGTATCTTTACCCATAATTCCAGATATTACTTCATCTGTCTTAGATTTATCTTTCATTGTGATTTTTACAAGTCTATAAGAACTTCTATCTAAAGTAGTTTCATACAAATCTTTTGGGTTCATTTCTCCTACGAATAGTATGCTAATTTTTTAATCACATCTACCCCGACTATATCTTCACCTCTATTAGAGGGTACACCATTTCTTATTACATGAGTGCAATTAACTCAAAACCTTATCTTCTATAAGGAAATCTACTCTTGTTATATATCTCTACATAACCGCCTAGTCTGTGAACGTTAAATTATACTTCTATAAAGTCTTCGCTACTGATTATTCATTTAGGCAACACTTTGGTATCCTAAAGACCTCCCAGTATAAAAATGTATTATTCCAAAACATCACTGTTTTTCGGGGCTAGTTTTCGTCAACCCTTTGAAACGAGTTACCATAAAATTTGTAATTCCTTTATCTTTAAGCTCTTTTACATACCTATCTTTATCATTATCTGTATCAAAGTAAGTTATTTTCTTACCTTGTATTACTCTATACAGAGGTGGACATGCTGAATAAAGTTTTCCTTCTTGTATTATCTCTGGCATTAATCTAAAGAAAAGAGTAGTAAGTAATGTACGAATATGTGAACCGTCTAAATCTCGATCGGTCATAATTATAATTTTACCATATCTCATTTTTTTAATGTCAAATGTATCTAAATATCCTGCACCTATAGCATTTATTATAGAACGAACCTCTTCATTCTTTAATATCTCTACCAAATCTTTCTTTTCAACATTTGCTATTTTACCTCTTATTGGAAGTATAGCTTGATGAGTTACATCTCTACCTTGCTTAGCACTCCCAGCTGCTGAATTTCCTTCACAAATTAGAAGCTCTCTATCTTCTACTTTAGTATGACTTGAGCAATCTGCAAGTTTGCCTTTAAATTTATCAACCATACTTTTCTTAGTATCAGAATTTGCATCTTTTATTTTACGTATTTCTTCTCTTTGCTTTCTGGTTTTCATAATCCTATTAAGTATTATATTTGCTTCTTTAGGATTATCTGTTAGATATAGCTCAAGTGCACTATAAGTGCTACTGCTCACCATACCTACAAGCTCTGGATTATTTACCTTTGCTTTAGTTTGACCTTCAAACTCAGGTTTACCCATTTTAACAGATACAACTGCCATAAGACCTTCAAGAACCTCACTACCTTCAAAGTTTTGGTCCTTATCTTTAAGGAAACCTGTGTCTCTTGCAATCTTATTTATAACTCTTGTAAGACCTGTTCTAAAACCTTGCTCATGAGTACCTCCATTTATCATACGAAGATAGTTTACATAAGACCTTATGTTATCTTGTGATTTATCATGATAAGCAAGAACTATTTCTACTTTATCAGTTCCTTCTCCTTCTTTTGCTGGACCTTCTCCTGTAAAATAGAAAGGTTTGCAAATAAGACTACGTTCTGTTTCTTTTGCTATTTTATCAAGAAGTTCTGTTATTCCTCCTTTTGAATAAAATACTTGTTGCTCTCCAGTACGTTCATCAGTAACTGTAAACTTAAGTCCACGAGTTATATAAGCAGCTCCTAAACAGAAATCGCATATTTGGTTAAATTTAAACTCTTGTGTTGCTTTAAATATCTTTGGACTTGGTTTAAACTTAACTATAGTACCTGTATCTAGTGATTTACCAATTTCTTCAACTGGTGTAAGTACCTTACCAAAGGAATATCTTTGTCTAAATACCTTTCCTTCACGATGTACCGTAACTATTGCATCGTCTGATAAAGCACAAACTGCTTTACATCCAATTCCATGAAGTCCAATACTATGTCCATAAGTAGAATTATCAAGTTTTCCTGTTGAGTTCATAACTGTAAATAGAACTTGTAGTGTTGGTATTCCGTATTTTTTGTGTGGAGCTACTGGAATACCTCCTCCATTATCTTCAATTGAGATATATCCATCTTTTGTAATAACTACATTTATATCAGTACAAACACCCCTTGCATATTCATCTATTGAGTTTGAGATGATTTCTATTGCAAGATGATGAAGCCCAATATTATCTGTATTCCCTATATACATAGCTGGACGAAGTTGAAGTGGTTCTAACCCTTCCATTACCTCAATTGCATCTGCTGAGTAAGATTTACTCATTTATATACCTCCTTTATTTTGAGCTTAGTTCAACTGATTCTAGATATTTTATATATTTATCTAGTTGTGCTTTTACTTCGGAAACTCTTTCTTCTTCTACAAGATAATAAAAAGAAACCTTCTCTCTTGTAATTTTTTGATTTCTAGTCTCATCATAGTAATCATAAATATTATGAATTGGTTGATAAGCTAGAGTAAGATGAAGTCTTATAAATTCTTTAAGCATTGCATTTATTTTATCTGTAATACAGAATTTAGAATTTCCACTTGCATAAAGTGTGCCTTTAACAGACACACTTTGAATAAGTTTTCTTACTTTTGGTTTAAACTCTTTTTCCTTTTGATATAATGTTTTCTCTCTTTCTTGTTTAACACCAAACTTTCTAGGGTCAAGTTCACGTTTTATGTTCTTAGTTCCCTTTCCGATGTTAAATTTTCCTTCTTTCTTTGCGTACATAACTAATCTCTCCTTTTTATATTAATGTTTTTAGATTGCTAATAAGTGTTTTGTGTATTGCTTTATATGCAAAAGCAACTACGTCTTCTTTATAAACTCTTACAACTGAGGTAAATGTTGTATACTCCTTAGTATGTTTAACTCTTGTTAAATTAGAACTAAGGTCAGTTCCTATATCTCTTAACATTTCTTTTGAACTTGCAAGTAGTTCTTCTCTTGTATCTTCTATTCTTTTATCTTCAGCAAGTTTAATCTCTTCTGTTTTACATACAAGTAATGTTTCTTTTATAATATCTTTATTTCTATTATATGCTTTATTAAAATGCTGTTTAGTTCCAGCACCTGCATATGTATTATAGTACTTTTTCCATACTTCTGCCTTATCTTTACCATGTATATTTACTTTCTTAGTTTCAACTACATATTTATAATAAAGTGCCATTGCAGCTACTGATGCTTTATGATTATGAGTTAGCTCATTAAAGCTTATCTTTTTGAAATCAATTCCATTTGCTTTAAGTTTTTCATAAGTTTCTTTATCTTTAAGAACTTGTTTTTTAATAAACTTAAAAGCAACTGGTGTTATTTGAGCTATTCCATGTTTAGAACTTCCTTTATAAGCACCTAAATCTGTTTCTGCTGATAATGTACCAAGCATAATATCATTCCATTCATCATGATATGATTCAAATACTAACTTTGTAGTATCATAGACTATTTCTACAACTTTTTCTTTTTCTATTCCATAGTTTCTTAATTTAGCTGCCATAGAAGACAAGCTAAACAGCACAAATATAATTCCTATAATTCTTTTCATATAAGTTTCTCCTTTATTCATCTATTTTTATTAAGTTATTTGAACTTCCTTGTACTTTAGGTAGTTGACCATTCCATTTTTCAATAGTCATCTTTCTTAAAAGTTGTGGAGTTAAAGAATTGCTTTCTATTTCATTTGCTTTTGCTTGTAATTCTTTTTCTCTTAGTGCATATTCAGCAAGTTTAACTCTATTTTCAGCTTCTACTTGTGCTTTTGCTGATTCTGCCTTAGCTGTTTCAACTTTCTGTTCAGCAACCTTTTTAGCTTCAATTGCCTTTTCATACTCATCACTAAAGTCATGGTTTACGATAGATACATTTGATACAACCATTCCATATCTTGCAAAGTCATCTTGTAAATCATTAAATATTTCTGTAGAAATTTGTGCTCTTTTAGTTACAAATTCCTCTATAGTATACTTTGCAATAGTTGCTTGTACTATTTCTTTAACCCTAGGACGAACAAATCTTTCTTGATACTTCATTCCAAAGTTTGTATAAAGCTTTTCTGGGTCTTGAATATTTGCTTGAACTGTAAATTCAAGTTTTATACTTTGCATATCCTTAGTTGATACTTCAAGAGTAGTATCTTGTTCATCTGTTTTACCAAAGATATAACTCTTTTCTCTAGTTTCCATAAATACTTTAGATTGAATAAGTGGATATTTAAAATGTAGTCCTGGTCCATCTACTCTTGATATATTACCATTTGTAGATACAATTGCCACTTCTCCTGTTTGTACTGTATATACATTAGTTAAGTAAACTATAAGTCCTACAAGTATAATAGCACCAACTGCTCCAAACTTAAATACTCTTTTAACATTAAAATCTCCTTCATCATTAACAAAAAATCCCATATTTATTTCCTCCTTTATTATATAAGTCTATCTGTTACAATTTTAACTACATCCAATAGTCCATCTACTACAAGTTTAACTATTAGTATTTCAATAAATGTTCTTGTCATCACTCAACTCCTAACGAACTAGTCATATCTTTAATTATCTTATTTTCTTTTTCTTCTTCTGAATAACATGATTCTGTTCCTATTGATAATAGTTCATAATTAAATGCATTATTACCTTGTTTAGATTCATTAGTAGGAACTTTCCTGTTATTTGAGCTTGAACTTGTATTTGGTGTTATAATTCTAGGTATCCAATAAACCATATCTTATTCCTCCTTCTTTATTCTCTTTATAAGTTCTTCCATTTCTTTTTCAATTTCTTTATCCTTTTTATCAGTAACATATCTTGAATATTCAAGATAGCTTACTCCTAGTAAATATGCTACAGTTAACAGTATAGTTCCTATAGTAAATCCATTCTTTACAAATACAGCAGTTACCACAAGTGCATATATAGAAAGTCTAATATAGATTGAATTAAACATCTATTTATCCTCCTTATCATTATCATTTTTGTTACTATACTTTAATGTAACATATACTATTATACCTGCAAATACAAAACATACAAGTATATACATTAGTATAAATAAATATATTTCATCCAAATTAACATCTCCTTTTAAAAGTAATCTTTATCATCTACTCCATCAAACTCATCCATATCTACATCTGAGTCTCCTTTATCAACTGCTCCTACTTCTTCAACATCATATAATTCATAGTCACCGACACCTAAATCTTTATTATAAGTATACGGTATTTTATAAAGAGTAGCACCATAATCATATGTTGCAACATCAAGTGCAGTATCTTCAGTCATATGTTGTAATGCTTCTTGTATATTAAGTCCACTTGTTTCTTCAGTTTTATCTATATATTCATTACATGCATCTTCTATAAATTCATGTATATCTGTATATAAAAATGGGTCACTATATTCACTCATAATAACTATATAACCATTTTCTTTTGCTTTTAACTCTAATTCTCTCAATATGTCATCTATCATATTTAATTCCTCCTTTTAAATGTTAAATAAGTTTACTTCTTCTGCTTTGCTACTAAAGCCAGTTCTATCATTTCCTATATTATATAGATATGGTATTCTATATAACTTAGCATTAGGAAATTGTGCCTTTACAAAATTATATCTTTCTTGTGAATCTTCTAGTTTATTTATACTTTCTATTATATCAGATTTACTACTAAATGGATTCCTTTTATCCTTATATTCTTCGCAAGAACTATAGATAAAGTCTCCAATAGTTTCAAAATTATCTGGTTCATGTTTCTCAGAAAGTATAAATATATGACCATTTCTTTTACCAACTCTAAGCATTTCTAGATATGTTTCATTCATATCTCTTTCCTCCTGTTAATTTAATATTCTTCAATAATATAAGCTATTCCAAAAATTGCCGACAGTGTTAGATATAGGGTTATCATAAAACCCACCTCCTTTTAGACTTAGTTTTGTCTTAATTTTAGACTCATATGTATCTTAGTATTAGAATGATTGATTATTCGATTTTAAGGGTATTATAGTGAATTCTGAAGGGTGTTTAAATACGAAGCTACATTAAATCAAACTATGATATATAAGAGTTTTTATGGAAGACTTTACGAAGAAAATAGGTATTTCTAACTAATTTAATGCTTATATATAATAAAGTGTAATAATCTTTTATATATATGAGATTATTATAAATAAAATTATATTGGAGGTATTAAAATGGAAGATTTAAAAGATTTTGGAGGACTAATTGATGAAACAGGTAAGACTATTAAAATGGCACGTTACGCTACTTACGCTAAGTATGCTGTAGCCGCTGTTGTGGTTGGAGTTGGAGGATACTACTTATACAAGGGTGTAAAAGCTCTTGAAGGAATCCAAGCTGGTATTAAGCAACTATCAACTGAGGAGCTAAAAGGAGCTCCATCAGATGATGTTGTAGATATCTAGTCTACAACATTA